AATGACTATTAGTTATCGTAACAAAGGTTTGATTAGCTGTACCCGCAGACGAATAAGAAGTATATCCTGTACCATCAATACCTAAGAGTTCAAATGTATTTGTAGTTTTATCTGAAACAATATATCTACGGCCATTTAGTTCAATCATTCCAGAAACACTGTTAATTTCAACCTCATCTCCATTAGCAAAACCATGTGATGAAGATGTAATTACTACCGGATTTGCTTGAGTAGCTGCCGTAATAGTTTTGGATGTATTACTTAAAGCCGTAAGACTTTCTTCAAAAGTATCATTTCGTATAGCTGTAACACCATATGTTCTTGTCTGATCTGATCCTGCTGCTGGAGTAACAGTTAAACCAGTTGGATGATCTTGTAACGGAGTAAAACTAATATCAGCAATTGTCCAAGCATTATGATCAGTACGTGTAACATCTCTTGCCGGATAAGAACGATGTGTAATAGTCATTGTATCTGCTGACTGCGTATACTTCAATTCATCTAAATCAGCCGTTAAATAAGTAGTGACGATCTGATAAATCTTGGCGACTGTTCCCCCCGTAGTTTCAGCAGCCCCGAATCCAGCAGAACTTACATCTGTAGTTCCATCAATTTGGCTTTCTAAACTAAATGTATTAGCATTTAAACGTGTAATCTTATAGCGGTTTCCATTGACCTCCAACATCTCAGTAAAGCCGCTACATATAATTTCATCTCCAGTGGTATAACCATGAGAAGTTTTTGTCATAACACAGGGATTGGCCTTAGTAGCTGTCACACCGGTAAGAGCTGTCTCTGTTACATAAGCATCATTACGAATAAACCTAATATATAGATTTCCAAATTCCAATATATATTGATCAGCAGTTTTAAACTGGAACGGAATAAGTCTAGGGGCATAAGTATGCTCGTTGCACGGACCAATAAAAATGGTACCGGGCCGATTACTTACGCCCCCATAAGGATGTATAACACAATTACGCGCTTTTGCCAAAGCCACCTGATAGGCAGCCGTATCAACCCGTCCATATAATGTCGGGGATATCTCACCTTTGGCGAATGATGGCTGTATGAGTAAGGGCATTAATCCCTCTCTCGAATATGATCAGCGTCTCTAGGGGGTGCCGCCTCTTGCTCTACGGCATCAACGGACGGAGCCATAATCGCCATAAATCTCGCTTCAGCCGCTAATGAGCGTTGTAAATTACGTTTACCCGTAAGAGCATATGCAATTTTCGATCCAAGTGCTGTAGCTAAAAGCTCAATAAACCAGTCAGTATATAATGAAGGCGTACTTTCGTCTTTTGTATATACTAAGATAGCATCAATCTGATCAGTTACGATAGACTTTGTACCATTGTCAGATTGCTCGACTTCATATGGCACAGGATTTTCTTTGCGTCCTAAAGGATTATACATAAATCGGGCTTTAACGCAATCTGCCGGATAAACATAACGGTATGTCCACTCGGTAGGAGCATCATCCCCGTGTGTAGCTAATGTCCCACGTACCCGTGCAAAATCCCAATTGAAAGCTGCAAGAGCTTGTTTTCTAGCATGATCTATCCAAAGATTACATACATTCGCTTCTGCACTATTCTCTGTTAGGCTTTCAATAGTGCTATCTGATCCAATTTTAGAAAGAGCAAAATTAGCAATCTGTACTGTCGAGATAGCCATTTACTTCCCTTTCTTATTTCTCAGTTTCCTTCTTATCTGCCTTAGCCTTACGGGCTTTTGCCAGATTATCAGAACGTTGCTTTTTCAATCGCTCTTCTGCTTCTTCTGCTTTTTCAATAACAATATCAGATGCCACACGCGCCTGATCGAACTCGCGCAAGCTATGAGATTGCTCTTCCTTTGACTCTTCTTTCGGCATCTCCTTGAGGATTTTAGCATCCGTAGGGAGAAACTCCTTCATATCATCAGGCATCTTATGGATACCTTTATTATACCGACGCCCACTGATCATTTGAATTTTATCCTTTTTGATCTCAGGGCCAGGAGCAAACCATTTCTGTCGAAGTTCAACTAACATTTTTATTTCCTTTTTATGTACCTAAGAAGGTCCAGTAAATAGGTGGGAAGAGGGGTGGAGCCGAAGCCCCACCCATTCCCAGGGTTTATGGTCTTGCGGCAGGACGCGGAGTGTAAAAATCAAAATAGTCGATATACACTTTACGTACAGCAGCAGTTCCATCATCCGGGCTATTCAACGTTACTGTCGGAATAAGCACAGCAGTCGTAGCAACCGCAAGTGGCTCAACCCCCATCAGAGAGCCGTTGATGTAATAGAACGTATGACCGCTACTATCAATCTCCAGCCGTAAAACCTGATAAGTGCTAGCTACTGGGGTATTACCAAGACTATACTCATCCGCAGCATTGCCCATAGTGTCAGCATTTTCATTCACGGCTAGCCAGAAGTCGCCCTGAGCATCGTTACTATCTGTATAGTATAGAAACGCAACCGCGTTGTTGAAATCATCACTCGGCAATTGAGCACAAACATTCGTATTACACTCGAACATTGGCTCTTCGCCGGAAGTTTGGATGATATCGCCAAGTCCAACGTTGATTCCCCACAGGGTAACAGCACTATCGAGAGTAAGTCGTGTCTCGAATACTGTCAATCCACTTGAAATAAGCGATCCATGCGCCAACAAACCATAACTGATCACGGAAGCATCCGTATCATTATCAGTTGAGCCTGAAGACCCTGTGATGAGACCTTCTTGATCTCCTTCAACGACAAAGACAACAGCACTCGATCCACCTCCAATAAAGGCTAGGTAGGAACTATCGGCTACGTGTCCAGTCGTAATAGGTAGAAGGCCTGTATTGAAATCGTCAAACCGACGAGTGTGTGTAGAAGTAGTCAGTGAAGAGGCCGCTGTAGGTGAATCACCATCGGCAACTAACTGAACCTGTGCGGTACCAGCAGTATCGGTGGACATCTTCAACCTATAACAAGCCTTTTCCGGGGAACTATAGCGCATAATCTGAGTAATGCCACCAACAGCAGCAGCGCCATTGGTTGTCGGGAAGACATCAGTGAAACCCCCAACATTAACCCATGCACCAGAACCCGGAGAACCGACTTCTTTTTGCAAGTCCCAAACTTGGTTCATGGATACGCCATTACCAAAGCCTGAGACATTCTGATTAGGGCCGGTAGTACAAGCAGTTGTAGTAACATCGTCTACAGTTGCCCCATCAATCTTATAGCCAAATTGGCGAGCATCGGCAGTAGGAATAGTTAACATTAAACCAAAACCTAAAGCCGCAATACCCAATCCAATTTTCTTAAACATATTCATTGTTTTCTCCTATTAGAAGGGGTACTCTTATTTTATATTATCCGGGTAAGACTGCCAACCATGCGGATCAATTGTTAAGAACGCATTGATTGCACCCGCAGTAAGAGCCGATGAAGCAGTTTCCTGAGCTTGGAAACCAAGATATCGCTCATACGAAGGATTAACCGACGTAAGTGGAATGACTACCGTATAGCCAGCAACTAAACTAGCAACCGGAAAATCATGTGTGGTCATATGCTCTGTTGCGGTACCGTCAGTAGCGATGGTAGAAGTACCATCCGAAACCATCTTAAACCGCACTGTCGCAGAACCACCAGAAGTGACTGCCGTATCAACGGTAATGACCAGATAAACCGGCTGGCCTGCACCGATATCACGAGCAAGATCACTATCTACCGTCGAACCAACATTGACGGTAGAGTTATTGGGAGTGCCAATGCTTGAAGCGTCAGCAAACTCAAGAGTGCTATCCATAAACATTTATGTACTCTCCTGTTTCTAGGGTTAGCTGACTGTGGCTTCGTCGCCCGCGAGGGCATCGACGCGCCGCATCGGAATGCCGTGGAAACGCTCTGTCCACCGCTCTGTACCTTGGTTATCATCGGCTGTCAAGAACGTTGAAGCTCCATCAACCGCAACCTGCCGCGCAACCATTGTAGCAACGTCACGAGACATATAGAACACAGGACGACCCGCGTTCAAGTTCGGCACCAACCGCATAGCCTGGAACATAAGATCGGGAAGGTCGGCACCCGAACCATGAGCTTTTGCAAGCAATGAACGGTCAATGTTCGGAATACGAACAATATAGCGCCAGTCACGAACTGTCAAACCGCAATCCATGCGATAGTGTGTCCGATAGGCTTCCATACGACCACCGCTACCATCAGCATCTTCGATAGGTACGATGCCCTTGTCAGTCATCTTCAATCCAGCAGTCGAACCCTTGGGCACGATACCGTGGACATTTTCACCCCAGACCACTAACCAGATCGAGGCGTTATCGGAACCTGAACCACCACCGACGATAATATTGTCGGCATTCTCGGCGGACAGGCTATTAAAACGTGGAGCCAGCCCGGTAAACGCTTCCGGCTCTGTCCCTTCATTACCATAGAAGATCGTGTCAGCCAATTCCTGACTAATACCTTCGATGAAGGCTTTGTCTTCGGAAAGGCGGAAAGCTGCTGTACGGTTACTCAAATCGGCGAGTGCGACATCAACTTCAGCATATGCTTCCAACATACCAGTGTTATCGGTGACCTGCACCGTGGTAGATTTGGTAGGCTGCACACCTTCATACAACTTACGCCAAGTCGGAGCGGGGATACCGGAACGGATAGTCGTGCGGTTACCTGTTTCGAGGTTACCCTCTTTCCAAGTCATGTCATCCAGAACTTCGTTAGTCTCGTTCAGGATTTCCACGATATCCGCAATTTTTCCATCCGGGTCCATACGCTTCGCAAGGTCGAGAAGTGTAGGATTTGCCATTGAAATCTCCTTACTTATTCATATCAGGGAATAGTCGTTCCGCTTGAGTCGCAGACCCAGAAACAGAACCACTCCCTTGTAGGATTTTATCCTCAGAAACTAGTTTTCCGATCTTAAACAAAAATCGAATCATCTCAGGATGATTTCCTACGCCAGTAACTTCTAGCATCTCATTAAATTCTTTGTCGCCGAATGCATCACGACCTTTCTTGGCAATTGCCAAATTAGAATCGAGACCATCGCCGCCAAATTCTTTATCATTTTCAGATGCCTTTTTCCATGTATCTTGAAGTTCATCCCAAGCCCCTTGCTGCCGTTGATTTTCTTCAGCCTTAACATTGGATTCAAAATCGACAAGCTGTTGTGCTTGTTCTTGTGTCAAGTTAAGTTCTTTGAAGACACTCTTGGCTTGCGTCATAAGCTCGTCATCAAACTCAAGGTCTTTTGAAAAAGTGAAGTCTTTATAGCTTTCAGGTGCGCCGTCGGACTTGTCAGCGAGGCTGTCCTCGTCCTTTTTGGCTTCCTTATCCGCATCTTCGGATTTCTCCGCAGAAGCATCTGCGGATTTTTCATCTTCAACTTTGTCATCAGTG